GGAAGAGGAGGGAGAGATGCGGGTGGTCCAGTAAAAACACAAATTATGGGAGCACCCACACCTCAAACAGAGGCGCAGTCAAAAAGAGTAAAACAGTTTATGAATTATCAACTTACTCACGTTATGGAGGAGTACGAACCCGAGCTGGATCAGATGCTTTTTCATCTCCCCCTTTCCGGCTCGGCGTTTCGTAAAATTTATTTTGATGACAAATTAGGAAGACCTGTTTCTAAGTTTGTTTCGTCAGAAGACCTCGTCGTGCCTTATGACTCCACAGATTTGACAACGTGTATGCGAATCACTCACGTCATAAAAATGCCAGCAAACGATGTTAGAAAATATCAAGCGTCTGGTTTTTATCGAGACATGGAGTTAGCTGAAGTTTACGATGACGAAAATGATGAAGTACAAGACAAGATTGATGAGTTAGACGGGGCAAAAAGAGTTTATACAAAAGATAACATACACACAATTTTAGAAATGCACGTTGACCTTGATCTTCCAGGTTATGAAGATGCCAACGAGGCAGGTGAAAACTCTGGAATAAGTTTACCCTACATCGTAAGTATAGACGAGAACTCCTCAAAAATTTTATCTATTAGAAGAAACTATGAAGAACAAGATTCACTTAAAATTAAAAAACAATATTTTGTACATTACAAGTTTCTTCCCGGCCTTGGCTTCTATGGCTTTGGTCTTATTCACATGTTGGGTGGTTTATCAAAGTCTGCAACCTCCATACTACGTCAACTCATCGATGCTGGTACACTCGCCAACTTACCATCTGGATTTAAGGCACGTGGGCTACGCATACGGGATGACGATCAGCCACTAGTCCCCGGAGAGTTTAGAGATGTGGATGCCCCTGCTGGAGAGATCAGTAGCTCTTTAGTTCCACTACCATACAAAGAACCATCAGGCACACTTTTTCAATTGTTAGGTTTTGTCATAGAAAGCGGTAAATCTTTTGCAGCTGTTGCTGACATGAAACTCGGTGAAGGTAACGAAGTTAATCCTGTAGGCACAACCATGGCGTTACTAGAACGTGGCATGAAAGTGATGTCTGCTATTCACAAAAGAATGCATGCGGCACAAGGCAAAGAATTTAAACTGCTTGCAAAACTTTTCGCAGACACATTGCCCCCTGTTTATCCTTATCAAGTCGTAGGTGGCAATCAAGCAATCAAGGCACAAGACTTTGATGCTCGTGTTGATGTAATACCCGTTTCTGATCCAAACATTTTTTCAGTGACACAACGTGTGACATTGGCACAACAACAATTGCAACTGGCACAAGCGGCACCGCAAATGCACAACATATACGAAGCGTATAGAAGAATGTATGAGGCCATGGGCGTTCAAAATATAGAGGCACTGATGCCCCCACCACCACAACCACAACCAAAAGATCCTGCACTAGAAAATGCAGAACTGACAGCAGGTATGACAGCACAAGCTTTTCCTGGTCAAGATCACGACGCACACATCGTAGCTCACATAGCGTTGCTTGGAAGTTTGGTTATAAAATCTAATCCACAAATTTTTGCAAATACACAAGCACACATTATGCAACATATATCTTTAAAAGCATCAGAGGAGATACAACAACAAATGGCACCACAAATGCAACAGATGCAAATGGCGCAACAAGGACAACCAATGTCTCCACAACAACAGCAAGCAATGCAACAAATGATGATGGACATGCAGACAAAGATTGCTCAAAGACAAGCAGAGTTAGTAACAGAGTTTATGGAGGATATTGATGCTCTTTCTACTGCATCACAAGAAGATCCTTTGGTAAAACTAAAAGAACAAGAATTGCAAATTAAAGCGCAAGATTCTGAAAGAGACTTGAAAGAGGCACAGGCAAAACTTTCTGTTGAAAAAGAAAAAATGGAAAACAAAGAAAAGACAGACGCGGCAAAAATAAAACAACAAAAAGACGCTGTCGCTCTCAGATCTGCGATTGCCATAGAAAAATTAGAACGAGAGTCTCAACAGAAAGTCTTGGACAAAGCAGAAAAGATGACTAAAAATATACAAGACACATTTAACAAAGGAATCTAATGGCTGTAGAAAAAGCGATATTATTTGACGACTTACAAAAAGGTGAGGACGACGAAGAGCGCGTAGGGTTTAGACGTGGCGGTCGAGGCGGTCGAGGCGGTCGAGGCGGTCGAGGCGGTCGAGGCGGTCGAGGCGGTCGAGGCGGCAGAGGCGGTCGAGGCGGCCGCGGAGTAGGTGGCCGAAGCCGACGTGGCGGAGCAAAAGGTGGCCGAAGAGGTGGATCTGCAAGTAGAGGCAGCGCACAAAACAGAGGAAGCAGAGGCCGAAGATCTGCCAGAGGAGCGTCAGTAAAAGGTGCAAAAAGTAGAGGACGCACTACAAGAACTGCTTCAAAACCATCAGCAAGAAGAACAAGAAGAGTTAAATCTGCAGCTAGAAAAACAGCTGATATAAAAGCTAAAAAAACAACACAAGCTCAAACTAGAAGACCTTCAGGTATAGGAGTTTCTCCTACTAAAAAATCTAAAGCAAAAGTTGCAGCAGCACCAAGTGCAGCTAAAAAAACAACTTCAGGAGTACCTAGAGGAGCAAGATTTAAAACAACTAAACAAGCTAGAGCACAGGCAAAAGCAGTTAGAGATAAAGTTGCAGATATAAATAGAGATTTTAATGAAAGAACTGCTTTTAAAACAAAAAGTGGTGACTTTTTAAAAGATAGTAAAGGTAATATTGTAAGATCTAAAACTCAAGTTGACAGATTTAAAGATGATAAAAGAAAACAAGATATTGCAAGAAAGTTAGGCATAGACACCACACTAGGTGCAACAGCCGCAAACCCTAATTTAAGATCACGACAAATGACACCGGGTCAATTTAGACTTAGTGGTCGCCTTGCAGATTTTCAAAAATCTTTAGGCAAAGGAGAGCAAACATCAGAAAATTTAAACAGACTGGCTGCCCTTAACAGACAACTAGGCGTGTCTCCTTACACTGGAATGGGCATAGTAAATCAACTTAGAACTCAAAGTGCAGATTTTATGAAAGAAGCTCCAGGACTTGCAAAGGTGGCAGGTTTTGCTCTTAATCCAGCTCTAGCACTTGCAACAGGAGGCCAAGGTATTTTAGGTTTAGGCAAACAGATAGGCCGAGCTTTTGGTTTCGGAGCTGAACCAGAACAGATGGCAGCAAATCCAAATTTAAGAGAACAACCAACAAATTTAAGAGGGCAATTTGCCGATGCGTTTAAATCTTTAAGAATAGGAGAAGACACTAAAGCTTTTGACCCCCGTGATACTAGAGGGGGAAGGCGAGACGAAAGAGCAATACCATTAATAAGAGAAATGGCTCCACCAATGCAGCCAACGCCAATACCAATACAAGTGCCAGCACCAACGGCGACTGCACTAGCAACCGGATCAGGACTTGGGTTAGATAGACTACAAGAGATTTATAGACTTCCTAGAATAATGGCTCAAGATGGCGGCAGAGTGCAAATGGGCCATGGTGGAATGATGATGAGCGAATCTCCAACAGTCATAATGAATGTTGCAAACTCTGGCATCGGTGGTATATTGGACAAGTTCAAACAAATTAGATCGGAAATCTAGCATGATGAAAAGAAAAAATACGGCACGAAGAGTGACAGGGAAAGGCGGTAAAAGAAGAGCGGGACCAGATAGACCTAAACCAGGCGACAGACGACCTAAACCTTTACCTAGACCTAGACCACCTAAACGTCCTAAACCAGGAGATAGGATGGTCTTACCTCCACGTCCTAGGAAAAACCCAACACCAAAATTACCAAAGGCTATAATGGAGTTGACACCTGAACAAAGAAGAAGAATTATGCAATTAGTAAAAAAAGGGCGTCGGAAAACAAGACCAATAAGAAAAATGAAATAACTCATGGTGTTTTCTTTAGTAGGAGTTAAGGGTGGAAAGACGGTAGGCATAGCAAGGGGCGGCAAACCTAGCTATAAACGTAAGAAAAAAAGAAAGGCAAGAGCAAAAAATGGACGGACTTTGGTTAGGCGATAAGATTTTACGTCTTGTTCGCGACAAAAAAGAAAAAACCACCGAATATGTGATGCAAGGCAGCACCACAGAGAAACACGATTATCATTTTATGCTTGGTCATTACCGAGCGTTAGAAGAAATAGAGGCAGAAGTTAAAGAAATACTAGATAAAGGAGAAAAAAGTGAGTGATTTAATACTTCCAGAGCACATGGCTAAAGCCAGACGCAAAGAAAAAGCAAAAATTGCAGAAAAAGGCAAAACTGCAGCTGAAATAGAGAAAAAACAACAAGAAGTTGAGGATATTTACGGTAAAAGGCAGTCAAAAAGCCTTGATCCAGACAATATTGACCAATCTGTGGTAGAAAAACTGCCCAAACCGACCGGTTGGCGCATACTTATTTTACCATATATGGGTGCAGAACGTAGTAAAGGGGGCATTATTTTAGCTGATCAGACTCGTGAAAGAGAGCAACTGGCAACCGTTTGCGGTTATGTGTTATCCACAGGCCCTGATGCGTATGCCGATGTTAATAAGTTTCCGGAGGGCTC